TTATAGATATCGGAGCGGCCGCCTCGCCGCCCAAGATCTTGTATTTTCTTCATTGCGGCCGAAACATCATTGGCCGCAGCATCACTACTTAAACCAGCCGCCTGACCAGCAAGGCGCCAACGCGATAATGATTCTGCGCTGACGTCTAGCTCTTTCGCAAGGAAGTGCAGCTGTATTCCAGAACGGCCGAAATCCTGCAGCGCTCGACTGCCAGCAACTAAGCCTGCAACAAGGCCGCCACCCAACAGACCGCCGGTAATGCCGAGCACGCGCATGCCCGACACTAGCTCTCGATGAGTATATGCCCATACACGATTGAGAGATTCAAGTTCGTAGCGCGCGCGTGCAGTGCTTGCTTTGCTGTCTACATCAGATAACGCTAGACGCAGTTTTTCCAGGTTGGCGAGCGCTTGCCGACCATCAGCTTTTACTACAATCTCAATCGTGTCAGCCATCAGACTCTTCTTGTGCCCTGCGCTCGTCCGCTAGCTTTTGACTTAGTACACTAGTCCATTTCAGGTGTCGCCGGATCGCAGAGAGTGGCTTAGCCAACCACACATCCGGCTCGACACTATAGAAACGAGCGAGCCGGTAGCAATCCAAGATCAGATCGTCTACGTCTACAGATCCGGCGTGAAAAAAGGCACAAGCTGCCAAGCGATACTGTTCCAGTCTTTTGGATGCAGCATCCTGATGGAAGAAGGCGGTACCGCCGCCAACCTTGACATCATGGCCGTCATTTTCTTTTCATCAAATGACAACTTGACGGTGTCACCACTAAACACGTCAACGAGAACGGGATTACCTGCCCGCTCTATGTCGCCACCGTTAGGCTCACGAAAGATGAGTTCTCTAACATCATCATCTTCATTTGCCTTGATAGGTTTGCGCAACTTAACCGTAATCGGTCCAGCCAATACAGGTGCACCGTTAGCCTGAGCCGGGGCTTCGCTAGCCTCGGCTTCTTCGTTTTCATCTGCCACGCGATTTCTCCTACACTACTCCGTGATCAGAGCAGTTCCTCACAGGTTGTCCCTTCGAAGCGAACCCGGAACTGCCCCTCACGGGAATTGATTTCAATAGCGCTACGGCACCAAGCCTCCTTGAGCACATAGACGCTATTGTTCGCAAGTTCAGCAGTGACTGTAACATCAGTCATCGCTTCAAGGTTCTCTACCGACATGCCCTCAACATCGGTAAGATCACCTTCGATATATGGCACCCTCGGCAACTCCGAGAAGCCGTGCACATAGTCCTGACCGGCAATGCCAGCACGCTCAACCGCGGATGGCGATACCGTAAAGTTTCCTCGCAGCGGGAGCAGCGCTCCATCAACCTTGAAGAACGCGATGCCAGCAACTCTTTGACCCATTGAGGCCTCCTGTTAGAACTATTGATGAATGGAAGAAAAGGCGATGCTCCTGCCAAGAAGCACCGCTCAATCTTTACGCCGCTTGACCGAGCGTAGTTGCGCCAGCGGTGATTTCCGCATCGTTGCCGCGATTGTACTGCAGGCGGAACTGGACCAGCACAGCAAAGATACGCAGCTGGTTGACAAGGTCCGGCGGATACAGGACGTTGACCCGGTTGGGATTGTTAGGATCACGCTCAACAATAAGATGGGATTTGAAGTTTGCCACATCCTCGACCAGACCGTTGAACTCATCTATGCGATACTGCGCAACGAGCTCAGCACGAATGCTCTTGGGCGTAACAATCGCCTGACCAACGCCGAAGCGCGTGCCATCGTTTGCCAGCTTGTGGCGTGGGAACTTGGAAGTAATGGCATGGCGCTGGTTCCTGATAAGGCGAGCCAGGGTAGCCATCGTGGTCACAAGCTCATACGCATCGTCGCTCTGAGAATAAAGGTTGAGCTGATACGTAGTAGTTTCCCGCAGGATCATCGGGAAATTATCGCTGCCACACTTCTGAGTAGCAAGCCCATTGCCGCTGATGGAATTGAGCTCCATCAGATTGAACCTGAAATCACCAGGAGCCGGCAAAATCAGATTGAGCGACAAGGTTTGCAGCGGTCGCGCAGGATCATTGGTAAGCGCGCGCGCGGCTTTGGCTGCATAGGCTGCTGACCATTCATAGATAGGCGTTGGCGACATCTCCTCCACCGCCATCACTGAGGTCAGTCCGCTGTTACGGGTCGCACCCCAGATAATGAGATCGGCATAGTTGTCTCGACGTGCAGTGAATAGATGGCCATACAGCTGACGCATCCATCCCCAACGTCCTGTGTCGCTGAAGCCATACTCCTGCTCCCACGCTAGCAGCGTGGTCGAATCGGTATATGCCAGAGCAACATATTCAAACTCACGCTCGCCAAGGTTGGCAATCGCATCATCAAAGTCTGGGATGCCAGCACCGCCAGTCAAACGCCCAAACACGTTGGAGGGCGGCGATTCACCGGATCCAGAGAACGTAAGCAGCAAGCCGATCGGTGTTTCCTCCCCACCAATCTTGCCGTAATAGTTCATGAACATCAGGATGTCGTTGCCGCCACCACCAGGAGTCTTGCAAGTCAGAGTGACCCGCGCATTGAGAGCCGTGGCAGTAACCGGCAATGCAGCCTCGTCGTTGATTTCGCTGGCAATCTGCGCAGCGATTTCATTGACCGTGTCGCTGGCGCCAATGGTAACTGCGATCTTATGGCCAGCAACATATAGAGCGATCACTCCAGCCTCAAATGCAGGAGGAGAAGATACACCTGCGATATCGATGGTGCCGCTCGCTGCAGTTGAACCTTCATCAGGATCAACGCCAAGGCCCCAAACCTCATGCGCGAAATTGTTCGCGAAGAAGGCTTTGAACATGCAGCTGATTTCACTGCCTTGACCGTAGGCACGATCAACTTGCGCTTGCGTACCCATCGGGCGCGGAACATCTGGCGGTTGCGCACCAATCGCCATCTTTGCACCCACTACGAGTGCAGGCTGGCGAACGATCGGCAGTCCAGCTTGACTTGGATCAACCTCAGCCCAATAGAGCGGGATGCGCCACTGAGCGGGGATGTTATTAAACGAAATCGGCATCGCAGGCCTCCTTCATGGATGATGTAGATTGCCGCGAATTATTTTTAGCTGCCTGCTCTGCGGCGTCTCGCATGGCTGCATCTTGGTCTAGTAACTTAGTAGCGTATCCCCAACCGTGAACTCTAACCAACTCATCAAGATATTCATCAATCTGACGATAATCCTTCCAGACTGATGGTCGTCCATCATAATCAGATGATCTAGGCTCTTTAAGTTTCATGACACCCCTCCAGCGCTGACGGCTCCTAGTTAGGGGAGGAGGAAACCAACCCTACTAGGTACACCGCCAGCGCCCTCCGCGCGAGGATGCATCTCAGGCCGTGACGACTGAGGCGTTTCGCGCTGAGCTTGATGATGGATAATCATTCCAAGACCAAACAGAACTAGCATCATGATGCTACCTGTTACGAAACCGTACAGCCAAGCGATAACGATCTCTTGTTCACGAGGCAGCCGCATCTTATTAAGCAGCCTCATTAAAAAGTACGGGAGCAGCTGGGAAATGGTTGGGGGACCCACAACTCGCCTCCGCGTGGTAGCCCAAGCTTATTGTGGCCAAGCCTTCCCAGCCGTCCGCGCACCACTTCAAGCCCAAGATGAGTGCGTCACCTCATTCAATAGGCTTTGGCGGTTCGCTAGGCTCGGTCTCTTCCGGCCAAGGCTGAGGAGCCTCTGTCAGCACCGTACCATCTTTGATACGTCGCTTTGTAAACTGATCAAACGGCCATTCCACACTATCATTTAGAGTGGCACGAAATTTGATATTGCGATGTGGATGTTTAATATACTTCCTGATATCCTCAGATGCTGGCCACACCCGTATGCTAGATGTCTGGAACTTTTCACCTTCTTCGCCGCTTGCAGGATTATTGACAATGATATCCATGTCACGATTCCTTTGTTTCGCCGCTACGGTGAATCACCGAAATTGGCCCACATAGGCCAATCATAGTCACGATCTTGATCGGTCGCCGCAAACCGATCAGGTGAATCTCCTGAATCTCCAAATTGCAAATTGATTGGCACCAATACCTGCTGAGTGCTTTCGTAAGCCTCGAGGCTTGGATAAGCAGTCTCCAACACCACCAATTCCAAATCATCCTTCACGTTTGGCGGGTAATCGTACTTGGTGATGAAACTAAACTCAACGCGCAATTCACCAATAGGAGTCTCATTAGAAGAACCAAGTGAACCGAACACATGCTGACGTCTTACCCTGGATACACCTTCTATCCAGTATTGACCTTGAGGTGGGAAGCCAATGAATGTTGAGTCCTGCAGCAAACCAACCATCATTATGTCGAACGCCGTGTCAAGCGCCGCTTCGAGTTCTTCCGCTTGGATGTTGCGGAGGATGATGCTGAGCCCAATGATCGATTCCGATTTGAGCCTAACCTCTCCGACGTTGAGGTCACCATCCGATGTTTGTATTTCTGGGAGTTGGTAGATGCCGCAGTACGGGAGGTCATTTGGTTGCACCTGATATGATTGACTTTCACGGAAAGTGAACTTAGCGAAGAATGGAAAATTCTTCAGCCGTTCAGTTATGCCATGCTGTATCCTACGTGCCGCGCTCATGTCGCATTCCGCGGTTCATCTACAAACGCTGCGCGCAAACTTAATCTAACCCTACCATCGTGAAAGAGATCAGAATCAAGAACTTCAAATGGACCAGCAGCTGGCATAGACATATGCGCAGGTATCATGATCCAATCACGCACGTCAGGCGGTATAGAATAATCAGATTGACGAATATCAAGAGCAGTCTTCTGATCAGAAAATACAACATTACCTTCAGTTACAACATCCATCGGAGTAGTGACATACACCCCACGCCCATTGTAGGCAGGTTTACCGGGCTGCGAACCATATGGAGTGATCACAACTGGACGAGCGAATTGGTTCTGCACAGCCAAAAGAACCGTAGCGTTATAGTCGAGCATTAGACGCTCTCCATTACGTGCCCGACAAACTTGCTAGCTTC